CGAGGCGTGGACGCGTCGGAGAAGTCCCACCCGCCCCGGCGGGCATATCCTGGTGGACAGCGGTGAGCTCCGGCGCAGCATCCAGAGCCGTACAACGGAGAACAGTATCACCTTTTATACCACGCTTCCTTACGCGGCCATTCATAACGACGGTGGCGAGATTGTGGTGACGGCGAAGATGAAGCGTTTTTTCTGGGCGAAATACTATGCCGCCACCGGAGCTTTCGGACGCAAAAAGGACGGCAGCCCCCGCAAGGACAAACGTACCGTCCAGCTATCGTCAGAGGCGGAGTTCTGGAAAGTGTTGGCGCTCATGAAAGTGGGCAAGACCATTAAAATTCCCCGCCGCCGTTTTTTGGGAACGTCTCCCGAGGTGGAACAGGCTGTGCGTGAGATTATCGAGGAGAATATAACGGAATACTTCAGTATTGATTTTGAAATAAATAAAAAATGAGAAAGGAACTTTACAACATGCTCCGCGAGCGTCTGAAAGAGGTGGGCGGCGGGGTAATCAAGCACATCGACCTCTGGAACCACAATGTGGAGTTTATCGAACAGGAGGACGGCTGGGCCCGTCCGGCTGTTTTCGTGGAGTTCTGCCCGATTCGGTGGAACGCTATTGTCAGCGGTGTTGAGTACCGTGCAGAGCCAGTGGTGAAGCTGCATGTTGTCACGGACTGGTCGGGTTCGGCTTCTGATGCCAGTCCTTTCCGCGAGGAAGCCTTGCAGGTGTTTGACCTGCTGGATAATATTCATGAGGCGCTCACGTGTATGGAGGGCGAGACGTTTACCTGCTTTGACCTGGTGGAGAGTCAGACAAACCACAACCATGAGGATATCATGGAGAGCATCGAGGTTTACCAGTGCGTAGCATACCGTCGGCTGGATACCTAAAAAATAATCCCCCCCTTTTTTTTTTCTCATGGGGGGGTATTT